CGCGACATCGCCGGAGCCGTACTCGGCGGCCCCGTCAAGCGCCCCCAGAACATCCGCACCATCGTCCTCAACCTGGAGATGGCCGGGGAGGTCTACGTCGTTGTCGTCGCGGAGACCCGCAAGGGCCAGGGCGACAAGTGGCTAGTCGTGTCCGGGACGGAGCTGTATCAGTCGTCGGGCGCCGACATCGAATACACGAGCCCCGACACCGGGGAACGCGTCCGGCTCGGCGCCAAAGACACCCTCATCCGCATCTGGAACGGCCACCCCCGGTTGCAGCTCGCAGCGGACAGTGCCGTGCGTGCGCTGCTCCCCACCCTCCGCGAGATTGAGAAGTCCTCCCAGAACATCGCTGCGCGCCTCGACTCCCGCCTCATCGGCGCCGGGCTGCTGATCTCCCCCACCGAGGCGGACTTCCCCACCGAGGATGACTCGGAGCCGGAGGAGGACTACAGCCTGTCCAAGCTGCTGTACAAGAACGCTCAGGCGTCCCTCGCTGACCCCGGCTCGGCAGCATCCCAGGTCCCGATCATTGCCGAGGTCCCGGCGGAGTTCGCCGACGGGTTCCGTCACATCACCTTCGAGACGCCCCTGTCGAAGGAGGTCATTCAGCTCCGTGACTCGGCGATCGCCCGCTTGGCCGGCGGCCTCGACCTTCCGCGCGAAGTGCTGGAGGGGATGGGCGACAGCAATCACTGGTCTGCGTGGCAGGTCGCTGAGGAGACGTACCGCACGCACCTCGTGCCGGTCCTTGACGTCATCACCGACGCCCTCACTGTGGCGTACCTGCACCCCATCGCCGCTGAGGCGAAGGTCCCCAACGTCGATCAGTACATGCTGGCGTTCGACGGGTCGGCGCTGATCGGCGAGCCGGACCCGCTGACGCAGGTGTTGGAGCTCCTCGACCGTGGGCTGATCACCCCGGAGGCGGCCCTTCGGATGCTGCACATCCCGGAGGACTACGCGCCGACGGGTGATGAGCAGTTGAAGGCGTTGGCTACGCGGCTGGTGACAGGCGCGCCGACGCTGTTCGAGCAGCCGGTGTTGCGCCGCATCCTGGGCTTCGGCGACCCCGAGGTGCCGACCGCCCCGGCCGCCCCGGCCCCCCCGGTGGTTCCGGCGGTCGCGGCGTCCGGCGCCCCGGCGCTGCCCGTCGACATGGCGTCCGTCGCGGTCCGCTGCGCCCTCGAGCGGGCGGGGAACCGTCTCCTCCAGACGCAGCGGCTCAAGACTGAGTACGCGAACGTCCCCCGCTGGGAACTGCATGTCCGCCTCAAGCCCTATCCGGACCGCCACACCGGCCTCCTCGAAGGAGCATGGCGGCACCTGCCCGACTTCGCCGCACGCTGGGACCTTGAGGGGTACACGCAGGCCCTCATCGCGGCCGGCATGCCTCACGATGACGTGTGCCTGACGGAGTGGATGGCGTCCCGTGGCGAGTGATGAGGACGCGATCCGCGCGGGGTGGCTGCGCGCAGCTCGGTCATGGACGGCCAGTACCCGCGACCGGGTGATGGCGCCGTTCCGTCAGGCCGGTGTCACACCCGACCCGGTGTGGGTCCTGTCGACGCGCGGGGTGTGGGTGCAGGATCTGACGGCGGATGTCGCGCCGAGCATCCTGGCGACACTCCGCACCGCCTACCGGACGATCACCGGCAGCCTCCCGCCGTCGTTCGACACGGCGCAGTACACCACCGACTACCTCACCCAGTCCGTCAACCGCATGTCCAACACCCCCGACCAGGTGTACCGCGAGATCGCCGACCAGCTGGCGGCGGGCACCAACGAGGGTGAGTCGGTGGCGCAGCTCGCGGCACGGGTTCAGGCGGTGTTCGAGGTGACAGGTAACCCGTGGTGGGAGAACCGGGCCACCGTCGTCGCGCGGACGGAGGTGCATGCCGCCGTCAACGCCGGGTCTCTCGCGGGCGCGGGGCAGCAGCAGACGGACACGGGGCGGGCGATGGTGAAGGAGTGGCTTCCCGTGGACCAGCCTGGGCGTACGCGGCCTGCTCACCTTGCGGCGAAGGGCCAGACGCGGGCGTTGACGTCGCCGTTCATCATCGGGGATGAGGCGTTGCAGTACCCCGGCGACCCAAGTGGTTCGGCTGCGAACGTTATCCAGTGCCGGTGCAGTCTGATCTTCCGAGAGGCATGACCGTGGACCCCACCATCTACCGTGAGCGGGCGTACCTCATCGCCCATCTGGCGACGCTCCACCCGTCCGTACTGGTCGAGGGGGCAGACCCCGCCGAACCTGACTGGCCGGTCATCTACATCACCCTGCCAACCGGACAGGTGTCGTGGCACCTGTCCCCGGACGACACCGACCTATTCGGCCACGTCCCCCGGGGCGCAGCCGTATGGGACGGCCACGACACCGCCGAGAAGTACCGCCGCCTACACGCCCACACCCTAGGAGGACACCATGGCTGACCGTTGGAGCGGCCCTGTCGGACGGCTCGGTGTCGAGACGTCCGACGGTCGCCTGATCGAACGCAGCGGCTTCTACAGCCGCTCCCTGCCCCTGCCGATCGACTGGCAGGAGTACACCGACGAAGGCCACGACAAGGCAGTCACCGTCGGCACGATGGACCACGTGGAGATCCTGGACGACGGAACGATCTGGGCCGGCGGTGACTGGCTGGACGCGGCCGTCATTCCGCAGGTCGGGCGTGCCCGCGCGCTCGTGGACGCTGGCGTCGTGTACCCGTCGGTGCAGGCAGCAGGCTGCGAGTACGAGTACATGATCCTCGGGGGCGGTGCGGGCGGGTACGTGGATGGGGAGTACGCGGAGGGCGATCCGTTCCGGGAGGTGTGCGTGTTCACGTCGTTCGAGCTGGCGAAGGTGACGTTGGTGTCGGTGCAGGCTCTGCCGGATCTGCGGATCTCGGACGGAGACCAGCAGCCCACCGGCGTGTCGTCGCTGACGGCTGCCGGTGTGCGGTCCTCCGGCTGGGATGACCTGCCCGTAGCCGACGCGGACGTGGAGTGGGACGGCACCGGCGCGGCGGACCGCGTCGCCGCATGGGCTGGCGTGGACCAGGACGGCGCCACCGAAGCGGACTGGGCGAAGTACGCCCGAGCTTTTTTGTGGCAGGACCCGGACGCTGACCCGATGACGAAGGGCGCTTACGGCTTCGGCGTCGCGGACATCGTGGATGGCGAGCTGACGCTGATCCCGCGTGGCGTGTACGCCGTGGCGGGGGTCCTCAGCGGTGCGCACGGCGGGACGGACATCCCCGAGGCGCAGCAGAAGACCATGCAGGGCACCGTGCGCTCCCTGTACGGCAAGATCGCGAAGGCCCTTGAGGACGACACCATCGAAGCGCCGTTCGCCCTGATCGCGTCCGCCGCGCCCTCGGTCCCGCCCATGGGGTGGTTCGCCGACCCCACTCTGACCGGTCCGACACCCATCACCATCGACGGCAGTGGCCGGGTGTTCGGCCACGCCGCACTGTGGGGGACCTGCCACATCGGACTGCCAGGCTGCATCACCCCCCCACAGTCGCCGTCCGAGTATGCGTACTTCCGGACCGGCGCGACCCTCACCGAGGGCGGCGAGATCCCCACCGGCAAGCTGACCGTCGGCGGTGGCCACGCAGACGGCCAGCTCGGCTACGCAGCCACGGCCGAGCACTACGACAACGCGTGCGCCGCCGTGGCCACCGTCGCGGCCGGTGAGGACGAGTACGGGATCTGGGTGGCGGGCGCGCTGCTGGCGTCCGCTACGGAGCAGCAGGTCGAGGCTCTGCGGCAGTCGCCTCTGTCGGGTGACTGGCGGGACATCGGTGGGGCGCTGGAGATGGTGGCGTGCCACGCCGTCAACACGCCGGGCTTCCCGGTGCCGCGTCCCCGGGCTGCGATCGCCGCGTCCGGCCGTCAGCTGTCGCTGGTCGCCGCCGGCATGGTGTCGCGTGAGGCGCCGAAGCCGGCTGCTCCCCGGTCGCAGGATGAGTTCGCCCGGGAGTTCGCCGCGCAGATCCTGGAGAACCTGAAGGCCAAGCCGACCGCGTTCGCATATGTGAGCGCCCCGGCGGGGTTCGACGTGGCGGCGGAGGATCTGCGGGCAGAGTTCGCGCGTCACGGCATGCAGTGGCCCACCATCATGGCCGACATCGGCGGTACGGCCCTGGC